AAGTGCCCTGCTAACCCTTACGCTGGCCTGCAGTATCAGCAGCTGTACGATGGCGCCGCGAAAGCCAGCAGTGCTGCCACCGGTCCCCGAAGTTAAGCGCGTCACCCCCGGGGAGTGCCTGTACAAGACCTTCGCGCTGTACCCGCACCAGCTGGCCGCGTTGCCCGCCGGCTTCGCCCTGATGACCGAGGACGCGCAGGCGCACGCCCAGCTCAAGGTCAAGGCGCAGGACGCCGCCCTTTACGCGATGCTGCTGGGGAACGCGCTGCGCTGCGCGCCAGCGCAGTAACCAGCTCCTCGTAGGCGAGGAACAGCCCGGTGCAGATGTACTGCACCGTGTAGGCCTCGAACTCGCTGGACGGCGCGCGCTCGCCGATGCGCTCGCGGATACCCTGCCAGATGTGCACGGCCTCGTGCGCCAGCAGCGCGTGCACCATCGCCTGCGTGGTCGCCATGCAGGCCGGCATGTCGAGCGTCACGACAACGATCGTGTTGCCGGCGTCGTTCTCGAACGTGTGTGCCGTGGCTCTTGCACCGGGAAGGAGGAAGGGCGTCGGGTCGACGCCGTGTGCCTTCAAGATGCGATCGAACGCCTTGGCGTTGGTGCACAGCGCGACGAACGGAAACGGGATCATCAAGCTCCGTTCGCACCAGACGACCGACTTCACAGCGTCGGCAGCGTCGCGTTGGGGACCTGATAGGACCCGTAGACCAGCTTGCTGATGATGCCGTTCCAGCCGCGGCCGGCGGTGCCGGTCTGGTTGCCCAGTTCGATCTGGGTGAAGGGCGGCACGGTGAACACCGACGCGGTGACGGCCGCTGCGCCGTTGAGCGCGCTGGCCACGTTGTTCGGGCTCCAGCTGCAGGCGAGCGTGACGGGGGCACCGAAGGCCGCGCTGCCGGGGGCGACGTTCGATTGCACCACGCCTCCGCTGGCATAGATCACGTGCGCGGCGGCAGCGGCGGCAAGGTACAGGCGGATTGTGTTGTTGCCGGTGCCGTCCGACAGCGACGCGATATGGTCGAAGCTGGTCAGGTTGAGCGCGGCCGGCGCGATGCCGTGCAGTGCCAGCGTGCCCTGCGACGCGTTGAACGCGAGCGTTGACAGCCCGGTGAACACGCAGGTCTCGGCCTGCCGCGTGACAAACGCCGAGGTGGTCGGGATCAGCGGGCCGGCGTAGGCACAGGCGCCCGAGAACGCGAGGGTCTCCATCTGCGCACCGCACACGCCGATCGCGTCGCCCGAGGTGACGATCTGGATCGTGAACACCGGGTTGGTGACCGACGCCGAGGCGATGAAGAATCGCTGCCAGTTGCTCGTCAGGGTCACGGGTACCAGCGTGGTGCCACCGTCGCGGCTGATATTGACGGTGCCCGTGCCAGTGATCCGCTTGAGGTAGATCGACGGCACGGCAGTCGCGGTCAGCGTGATCGTCTGCTTGCAGGTCGCGTTGGCAGCGGTCGCGGTCAGCGTCGAGGCCGCATTGGCAACGCCGAACAGGTTCGTTTGCGTCAGCGCGGCGGTGCAGCTGGTCTTGACCCACGCTGCGTTGGTCAGGTCGGCGGAGTATTTGCAGACGTTCTGGCGCGCTTCCCAGATCGAGCGCCCCAGCACCGCGTGCGTGACCGGGTCGAACTCCAGCGGCCACTCGTTCGCCGCCGAGGTGTACATCAGGCCATCGGCCTTGAAGTAGGTCTTGCCGCCCGAGCTGGTGAAGTTGTAGCCCGCCGGTACGCTGGCTTGGGTGAAGTCGTGGGTCGTCAGGATGCGCGGTGCCGAGGGATACACCGGGCCGAAGCGATCAGGACGCAACGCCGGACGAAGCGCCGGGCCGAGGGCAGAGCGCAGTGCATCCGGCAGCTTGTCCATTACGACTCCAAGAACACGCCGACCGCAACGGGGGTGCCGCCGACGCCGGTCGCGTTACCCGGGTTGTCGCGCTGCACGTAGTAGGTGCCCGGGCCGCAGATCACCTGCGGGTAGTCGCGGTGAAGCGCGGCCAGCAGGATCGGCGCACCCGGGGTGACCTGATAAATCTTGAAGTCGCAGTTGCGCGGGATCAGGCCGCCTGCGGCGACGAACAGGCCGACGGTGGCGGTGGCGCCGGGAGCAACGACGATGTTGGTCGATGGCAAGACCGACGTACCTAGCGGGAGGATTGTGGTCTGGGCCATGACGGCACTCCGGTGGGGGTTATCGCATGATAGGGGTGGTTAAGCCCCCCGCGCAATCAAGTCCACGCCGCCTTCGGGGGTGGCTTGTTGGTGCGCGAGGTCTGGGTGCGGGACATCAGCCGGCCGTAGTTCACACCGCCGGCGATCAGCGCCGCGTACTGCAGGCTGTCCTGCAGGTCCGAGACCGGGTGCTTCTTCTCGGGGCGATCTTCGAGTTCGCCGTTTTTCTTCTTCTTGAAGCGGTACTCGGACGACAACCCGCGGATCAGCTCGATGCAGTCGGGGTCGATCAGCAGGCCGTCGTTGCGTCCCAGCAGGCGTTCCACCGCGTCGATGCGCCGGGTGGGATCGTTGGTCGGCGCGGGGATCACCTTGAAGCCCTTTTGCTTGAGCACGTCGGCCGGCGAGATGTCGCTGGTCTGCGCCTTCGCCAGACCTGCCGGGTCGATCACCACCAGCGCCGGGATGCCGGCAAACATCTTGCCCGCGAGCGCTGGCCGCAGCACTTCGTCGACGAACCGGTCCATGCCCATGTTGGTGCCGATCAGCTCGCGGAACACCCACAGCGCGCCGGTCGGCTGCGACTGGCAGATCAGCGCGGCCGGGTTGCGCCCCTGATCCACGCCGATCAGCAGCGTGGGGGATAGCTCGCCCATGTTCCATGTCTTGAGCGCGATCGGGGAGACGTGGCGGTCGCGCTTGAATGTCTGCGCGAACACGGCACGGCCGTCCAGCGATGCCGGGTACTGGCACAGCAGCATCGCCTGCTTCCAGTACAGCGTGGTGCCTTCGAGCAGGGCGGCGTAGTAGTCCTTCGACAGCCACTTGAGGTTCTCGGCCATCGGGTTGACCATCCAGCCGTCCTGTATGGCCGGGTCGGGGATGGCCGCCGGCGGCTGCTTGAGGACCTGCAGCCAGCTGGGACGGTCGACCTCCATCAGCTGGTGCCACGCGCTACCCTCGACTGGCATGTTCGACTCGGCGATCACGCCGTTCCACGTCGGGCCGTTGTCCGCCATCGAGGGGAATCGCCCCATGCGCGAGCGCAAGTCGGTCAGCAGCTCGAAGGGAATCTCGCGGAACTCGGACAGCCAGCTGGCGGTGAACTCGGTGCTCAACAGCTTCCGGCTGTCGTCCTCGTTGTCCAGCGAACGCAGCACCCACTCGCTGTAGACCGTGGTGCCGTCGTCGAGCGAGTAGTTGATCACCAGCGTCATGTCGACGACCTTCCAGACCACGCTCGATCCGTTCGGCGGGAACCAGTCGAAGATGGTTTTCTGTACCGAGTCGAGCAGCTGCTGGCGGGTATTGCGCACCACGGCGAAGCGCGTGCGCCGGCGACCGCGCGGGTCCGGACGCTGGTTATTCATGATCGACAGCAGCGTCATGATCACGCCGACCGACTTGCCGCCACCGATGGGGCCGAGCAGGCACGACACCTTGTACTGGTCGTAGGTCTGCAGCAGCGTTGCGACCGTCGGGCTGGCTTCGTAGGTCTTAGTCATGGTTGATCACGCGCCCGGCCGGTGCGGTGTTGGGCATGATGATCGTCACCAGCGGGCCGCTACCGATCTGTGACGCGCCGCTGTCCTTCTGCTTGGCGATGCCGGCGGCGTCCATCACGGCATTGAACGCCGCGACCCGGGCGGTCGCCGGCGAGATACCGTCATTCATGATCTGCGCCATGTCGAGCAGGCCGCCCTGATCCATGATCACCAGCGCCTTGAGCCGCACGCGGTCTGCCAGACCGGCGGCCGAGTTGGCCTCGGAGCGTGCCGCATCCAGTGTGCGCAGGAAATGGGGATGGCGTTGCAGGACGGCCCACTGCGCTTCGCTGAGTCCCATGGCGACGGCAAGCTGTAGCGGGTCGTCCAGTTCGGCGACGATGCGCCGCGCCAGCTCGATGGCATCGCGCTGCAGGAACGAGTCGCTGATGCCTGCGGCGATGGGGCTGGCGGGTGGCGCCACGGGTGCCAACGGGGCCGGCGGTGGGATGACAATGTCCATAGTGGCGCCCTTGGGATTCGTGTACGCTACGTGTAAATCCTAGCAGGAACACCTCATGGCGATGGCATTGGTTCGAGGGGTGCTCGGCAACCCTGCGCCAGATCAAGCTGACCCTAACACCCCGGCAGGCGAAACGCCCACCCCGGGCAGCGATGCCTCGCTTGCCGCCGGCTTGGCCAAGTACATCCGCGACGCCTACGAGACCGCGCGCAACTACCGCAACCTCTCAGGCGTCGACGAGTCGATGATGATGGCCCTGCGTGCGGTCCGCGGCGAATACTCGCCGGCCAAGCTGAACGCGATCAAGCAGATGCAGGGCAGCGAAGTATTCCTGCGGATCAGCGCCAACAAGGTGCGCTCGGTCGCCGCCGCGCTCCGCGACGTGTACGCCTCGAACGATCGCCCGTGGGGCATCGAGCCGACGTCCGAGCCCGAGACCCCGTTCGATGCGCAGACCGAGGCCACCATCCAGCAGGTGCTGCAGGCCGAGGTGAAGGAAGCCGCCCTGAGCGGTGCCGGCTCCGCGATCACGCCGCAGCTGCTGTTCGATCGCCAGCGCGCCCTGCGCGACCTGCTCTACCAGCACACCATGGAAAAGACCCGTACCGCGCTGCGCATGCGCGAGGATGCCATGGACGGGATTCTGGAGAAGGGTGGTTTCTATCAGGCGCTCTGGGACTTCCTGCTCGACATCCCGACGTTCCCCTTCGCGGTGCTCAAGGGGCCGGTGGTCTACTACAAGAACCAGTTGCACTGGGAAAACGGCAAGCCGGCGGTGAAGTCCGAGCCCACCATGACGTGGGAGCGGTGCTCGCCCTTCGACGTGTACTTCGCCCCGTGGGCGCAGCGCGCGCAGGACGGCTACATCGTGCACAAGCAGCGCGCCACCCGCGCCTCGTTGCAAGCCCTGATCGGCCTGCCGTCCTACGACAAGGACGCGCTGATGGAGGTGCTCGACCGCACGCCCGAGTCGCTGAAAGACTGGTTCTCGTACATCGAGCAGGAGCGCAGCGAGCTGGAGCAGCGCGCGTCTGATACCAACAACATCGTCCAGAGCAACGCGGTCGACAAGCCGTTCCCGATGCTGGAGTTCCATGGTCCGGTCTCGGGCAAGCTGCTGATCGAGTGGGGCATGGATGCGTCGCAGGTGCCCGACGACAGCAAGGACTTGGACATCACCGCGTGGCTGGTCGACACGACCGTCATCGGCGTGCGACTCAACCCGCACCCGCTCGGCCACAAGCCGTTCTACGTCGACAGCTTCGAGCGCGTGCCCGGCTCGATCTACGGCCTCGGTGTGCCGAAGATGATCGAGGATATTCAGGACGCCGGCAACGCGACGCTGCGTTCGCTGGTGAACAACATGGCCATCGCCTCGGGTCCGCAGGTGGGCGTGAACGAAGCGCGCTTGAACGGCTCGGATACGTCGATCTCGATGTGGCCATGGAAGGTATGGGGGTTCTCCGACGACCCCACCGGTACGGGCAAAGATGTCCCGTTCCAGTTCTTCCAGCCGGCGTCGAACGCCGGCGAGCTGCTGACTGTGCTCAAGTCCTTCATGGAGATGGCCGACACCTTCTCCTCGATGCCGCAGTACATGCAGGGCAACGCGCAAGGCATGGCCACGGTCGGTCGCACCAGCTCGGGCCTCTCGATGCTCATGGACGCGGCCAACCGCACCATGAAGCAGTCGGTGACCTCGATCGACAAGAACGTGATCGAGGCGGTGATCAACGACCTCAACGTGTACCTCGCCATCCTGCGGCCGGACATCGTCAACGACGGCGACATCAACATCGTGGCCAAGGGCGCTTCCGAGCTGGTCCAGCGCGAGCAGCTGCGCATGCGCCGCCTGAACTTCCTGCAGGTCACCGGCAGCAACCCGATGGACCAGCAGATCATCGGCGTCAAGGGCCGCACCGCGATCATCACCGAGATTGCGCGCGACCTGCAGCTGCCCATCGACGAGATCGTCACGGGGGCTCAGCAGCCACCGGCACCACCCCCCGGCCAGCCGGGCGCCGGCGGCCCGCAGGCTCCGCAGAACGGACCGGGCGGTGCCATGGCGGGTGCCCCGTCCGGACCCGCGCCATCCGCACCACCGCCTGCTGTCCCGCAGGAAACCAACCCCACGGCGGGGATCGCCGCACCACCGAAGGTATAAAGCCATGGCACAGAAAGCGAATCTCGGCACCGGCAAGTCGAAGGTCATCAAGACCGGCTCGGCCCAGCCGTCCATCAAGACCAAGGGCGTCAAGCCGTTCCCCAAGGTCCCCTCCACCAAGAACGGCAATAAGCGGCAGGCCCCGTCCGTCACCGTGTCGTGAAGCTCACGCCGGACGAGGAAAAGAAGCTCACCGAGGCGGCTGTGTCGCTTCGGTGCGCTGCCGGGTTCGCGTTGTTCGAGAAGCATCTCAAGCGCGTGCTCGACGAAACGAAAGACAAGCTGGTCCTAAACCAAACAGCGCAAGTGCCGAACCTGCAAGGTCGCGCCCAACAGCTGCTTGAAGTCATCGAACTCCTGAATAGGAAATAGTCATGCCCGTACCCGCCCGCATCCGTGAAGAAGCCCGCCTCGCCGACGAACAGCTCCGCGTGTTGGTGAACAAGGCCGTCGCCGGTCCCAACGCCGCGCCCATCGAGCCCGAGGCTCCCGCTGGTGATCCGCCGGCGCCGTCGCTCGACAACCTCGCGCCGTCTGACACGCCGCACCCCAATGCCGTGCCGTCGACCCCGCCACCGTCCAGCGGTGAGCCGATCGACAGCGCCAAATACGCCGAGCTGCTGCAGAAGCACGAAACCCTGCAAGGCCTGAGCAACAAGGACCGCGCCAAGCTGGCCGAGGCCGAGCAGCGGCTGGCGATGCTGGAGCGGCTGATGGCCGCGCAGGCCGCCGCGCGCGCCGCGGAGCCGACGGCGGCTGCACCGGCACCCGCACCCGCACCCACTACCCCCACCTCGCTGGTTACCCCCGACGAGGTGACCGAGTTCGGCGCCGACCTGATCGACGTCGTGCGCCGCGTTGCCCGCGAGGAATACGGCTCGAAGATCGAGTCGATCCTCAGCGAGCTGCAGCGCCTGAACACCCGCGTGATCGGCATGAGCAACACCCTGCAGAGCACCTCCTCGGTGGTGCACGAGGACGCCGAGGCGAAGTTCGTCAATGCGCTCAACTCGATGGTGGTCGACAGCGCTGGCAACCCCGACTGGGAAGCTCTCAACCTGAGTACGGATACGAGCCCCGGTTCATTCCTTGACTGGGTGAATCAAATGGGTAACGATAGTGACGTACCTCGCATCGAGGTACTGCAGCGTGCCTACCAACGGAAAGACGCCAAGAAGTGTGCCGCGATTTTCAATGCGTACAAAGCTGAGAAGGGATTGGCCAACGGGCCAGCCCCCGCACCAGCAAACGCAGCGATGCCCGATCCGGCCGCATCCCTCGTTTCACCCTCCCCTGTAGCACCCGCAAGTCCCACGTCACAACGCGGGGCTGCAAAGAAGTGGACGCTCTCCGAGATCGAGAAGGTCTACTCGGATTTCACCAAGGGCAAGTACAAGGGCGAGGCGAAAATGGCGGAGTACAAGCGGCTCACGGCGGACATCGAGCGGGCGACCGTTGAAGGTCGCGTAACTAGCTGACCGTCCCCCACCGCTGTAACCACCGAGGTATTGAGCCATGGCCACTTATCCGATTAACGCAGGTCACCCGGATTACTCTGGCAATCTGATCCCGACCATCTGGTCGCGCAAGCTGCTGGAGCGTTTCTACGACGCGTCGGTGATCCCGGCCATCTCGACCACCGACTACCTCGGTGAGATCAAGAATCAGGGCGACAAGATCGAGATCAACCAAGTTCCGGACATCACGATCACGCCGTACAAGATGGGCGACACGCTGGCCAACCAGCGCCCGACCCAGACGATCATCGAGTTGCGCATCGACCACGGCAACTACTGGTCGTTCATCTTGGACGACGTCGCGGATGCGCAGAGCATGTTCAACATGACCGCGCCGTGGGCCGAGAACGCGAGCGAGAAGCTCAAGATCGCGGTCGACACCGAGGTGCTCGCGTTCATGAGCACTGGTGCGGATGCGGCCAACAAGGGCGCGGCTGCGGGCCGTATCTCGCAGAACGTGAACCTCGGCGTCACCGGCACCCCGCTGGTGGTCACCTCGGCCTCGGTGATCAACAACATCATCGACCTCGGCCAAGTGCTCGACGAGCAGAACATCCCGGAAACCTCGCGCAAGATCGTCATCCCGACGTGGATGGCGGCCCTGCTCAAGAAATCCGACCTGCGCAACGCGTCGATCACCGGTGATTCGCAGTCGGTGTTCCGCAACGGCCGCCTCGGCGAGATCGACCGGTTCGAGATTTACAGCTCGAACCTGCTGCCGACCGCCGTCGAGGGTGCCACCACGGCCACCTACTGCTACGCGCTGAACCCGATGGCGATCACCTTCGCCAGCCAGCTGAACAAGACCGAGACCATCCGGTCGGAAAACACGTTCGGCACCATCATGCGCGGCCTGCAGGTCTACGGCCGTGGTGTGGTGCAGCCGAAGGCGCTGGCCACCGCGTACTGCGTCAAGGGTTGATTCGTTGTAACGTACGAGGGCCATCCCGGCAGGGTGTCGGGGTGGCCCTTTCTACATGGAGCGCTCTCATGACAATCGTCTCTGCAACCGAACACGCCTTGCTCCGCGCGGCCAAGTGGTTCCGCGTGCGCCACTCCGGTGACGTCGTCAAGGCCCTGAACTCGCCGGCCGGCTACGAAGCCAACAACCCCGAGGTGTACGAGCCGCTTTCCGCGGACGAAGTCGTCGCACACCTTTCGGCCAACTTCCAAGTCGCCGATCCGGCACCCGAGACCGGGCCGATGACGAACGCCCCCGCGGCTGTCGTTACGCCTGCGCCGGCCCCGCAGCTGACCGTCGTCGACGGCCCGGTCACTGCCCCACCGGCGCAGGCCCCCGTGGCCCCACCGGCGCCCGTGCTGTTCCAGATGGGTGGTGTGCTGTCTCCCCCGCTCCCGCCGGTCGAGGGCGTGCCGTTCTCGTTCCCCGCGCCGCCCCCGCCGCCGGTGTCCTAACGAGGGCTGACCCATGACTGTCCGCTGGGTATCCGATCTGCTGATCCGGGTCCGCGCCGTACTGCAGGACGAGGATCAGGACAGCTACCGCTACCCCACCAGCGACCTCGTGGGTTACCTCAACGACTTCGTGCTGGAAGCCAAGCGCTTCCGGCCCGAGGTTTTCATCGGGACGTTCACCCTCGACCCGCAGCCCATCTCGGTGGTGCCCATGGATTACTCGACGGTGGCGTTCCCGCTGCCGCTGAGCATGTTCACCGCCGCGTGCGACTATGTCGCCGGCCGCGCCGAAGTCCGCGATGACGAGTACGCCGTCGACGGCCGGGCCATGACCTTCATGAACTCGTCGATCATGAAACTGACCGGGGGTGCCTGATGGCTACGTTCGTCGACATGTACGACTACGTGATGCCAGAAGTCCGGGGGGTCGAGACCCCCACGGTCGACTTCTACATCCGCTCCACCGTGCGCGACTTCCTCAAGACGACCACGATCTGGCGCGAGCTGCTGATGCTGCCTGTCCTGACCGGCCTGACGGCTTACCGCCTGCAGCCCCAGACGGGCGGGCAGGTTGCCGGCGTGCTGGGTGTTTCGACGTTCGACGGCTGCCGCCTGCTGACCAGCATCGAGGAGAGCAGCCAGCCCAAGCCCGGGCAGGTAATCGACCCGGGCGCCCCGGACGGGTGGTGGCAGGTGTACCCGGGGGTGATCAACTTCCGGCGCCCACCTGACCAGAACTACACGATCCCGATCAAGGTGTTCAAACAGCTCACGCTCGACCCAGCCGATACCCTGATCCCGGACGAGGCGTTCGACACCCACGTCGAGGCGATCGCCTGCGGCGTGAAGGCCCGGCTGCAGGCCATGAACGCCAAGCCGTGGACCGACACCACCATGGCGCAGGTGAACAACGCGCTCTACAACAAGGCGAAGTTCGCCTTGCGGTCCCAGCTCCGTGACGGTGGTGCCAACGGGCACACGACGGTCCTCACCTTCCGCTTCGCAGGACGTTGATCATGGCCAACCTACTCCTGTTCGCCAACAACGCGTCCACGACCCTGCTGGGTGCCGTTGGGCCGACCGATGTCACCCTGACGCTGCCCAACAGCCAAGGTGCGTTGTTCCCGAGCCCGACCGCGGGCTACTCGTTCATGCTCACGCTGGCCGACACGTCGGGCAACATCGAGGTCGTCGAGTGCACCGGGCGCACCAACGACGTGCTCACCGTTGTCCGTGGCCGCGAAGGCACGGCGGCCAAGTCGTTCACCGCGGGCAGCGTGGCCGAGGCCCGCGTGACCGCCGGCATGCTGGCCTACCTCGACTGGCAGACGGCCAAGAACACGGCCAATGGGCCGCTGGTGCTCGATGCAACGGGCAAGGCACCGATCGCCACGTTCGACACGCCGCTGCAGGTCTACGGCGACAACCGCTGGAACGCCAAGCTCGGCTGGACCCCGGTGCAGCAGGGCGGCGGCACGGGCCAAGGCACCAACAAAATCTACATCGGTTGGGACGGCTCCAACGTGCTCGTGCAGGTGGACACCACGCCGTTTCAGGTCGTGCTGCGCACCGGCGGTGGCACGGCCATGCAGCTCACCAACGCGCGTTACAAGGCTGCGTCTAGCGCCAACGAGGACGACCTTTACATGGGTCCGCTCGGCTGGTTTCTGGTGGGCAATACGACGTGGGGCGTCGGGCTCTACCACCCGACCAAGGGCGCGGGCTGGTCGTTCGTCGACTCGGACCGCTCGTTCAATGTCAACGGTCCGATCCGCTCGAACGGCATCGGTGTGTCGCTGACCGGCCACGCGCACAACATCTCCGACGTTGCCAACCTGCAGAACGCGCTGAACGGCTGTTTCAGCATCTACGGTGGCTACCTGTACGGCGATCTCGTCAGCAGCGGCGGCCACCAGTTCTACACCACTGGCGCGATCACCGGCGGCTCGGTCACCGACCTGTCCGACGCGCGGATCAAGGAGAGCATCAAGCCGATGACGGTCGAGGATGCCACCGCCATCGTTCGCGGCACGGTCGCCCAGCGGTTCTTCAACACCGCCACCATGCGCGACGACTTCGGCGTGGTCGCCGATCTGCAGGAAGTTACCTCGCCCGAGCTGATCCACTTCGGCGCCGGCGGCCTGCGCTCGGTCGCGTACCAGCGCCTCACCGCGCCGATCGCCTGCGTGGTCACCGACCTGCTCGACCGGGTCGCCGCACTGGAGCAGGCCCGTGACGCTACCGTCTAGCCCGCCGCTGTCGCTGGCGCAGGTCCGCGCGGAGTTCGGCGCGCCCGCTGGCACCCCGCTGCACGCGTTCGTCCGCGGCGGCGCATGGGTGCCCAACGTGGCTGCGAACAACAACGTGCCGACCGCGCCGCCGATCCGTCTCGCGCAGCTGTGCGGGGCGACGAAGCAGCCGCCGTTCGTCGTCAGCGGTCCGTCGTCGGTCTACCAGAGTTCGCCGCCGAACGGCTCCATGATGTATCTGGGCTCGGGGTTCACCTACTCCGGTGGCGATGGCTCCCCGTCGTTCCAGTGGGTGCAGCTGTCCGGCAGCACCCTGATCTACTGCGACCAGCCGAACTCGATCCTCGGCTATTTCCGATCGCAGGCAACCACCAGCAAAGCCGGCTTTGACCGGCAAGCCGTGTGGCGCCTGACCGCAACCGATGCTGGCCAGACCTACACGTTCAACCTGACCGTCGAGTTTGAAACCATTGGAACCCTATGAGCGAGCCAACCGAAAACCCAACCCCAACCCCAACCCTCACTGTCACCATCGACAAGGCGCAGTGGGACCGTCGCCTGCAGGCCAACGAGCTGGAGGCGATCATCCAGTTCATGTCGCGCGCCACGCTGCAGGGAAGTGAGGCCATGGCCTTCATCCAGTGCCAGCACAAGCTGCAGGCGCTGCTGCGCGACGAGAAGCCGACCGCGTGACCGTCCTGCGCGTCAGCGGGTTTGGCGGCATCATCCCGCGACTCGGGAAGCGACTGCTGCCCGACAACAACGCGCAGTACGCGCTCAATGCGCAGCTGTTCTCCGGTGAGCTGCGCGCGTGGCAGAAGCCCCTGCTGCTGACGTCGTTCACGATGCCCAGCCCGCAGGACGTCTACCACTACCGCACCAACGGCGTGGATCACTACGTGCCGTTCGCGGTCAAGACCGACGTGGTCAAGGCCCCGATCATCAACGACGCCTACGGTCGCCTGTACTGGACCAACGGCACGGCGATGTACACCACAACGCGCAGCGACATCGAGGCTGCCATCCTC